TTTACAAACTTAATCTTTAAATCTGCTTCTTCGTCTGATATTTGCTTCTTGCGCTTCCATTCTTCTAATGCCTTGACTAACGCTCTTTCCTTCTTAAACTCTGCTTCCCGTCTTGCTCGTATGCGTTCTTGCGCTTGCTGCTGGGCTACATCAACTGCATCTTTTTGTATGTTTTCAATCTGTTTACTTACAGATTTACTTGCCTCACGGGCAGAATCTAAGCCACTACTTAGTCCTTTGACACCATCAGACAACCCGAGCAAATCTGACACATTATTTGCCTGTCAGCCAATGTGCGATAAATCCGACAACAGAACTAATGCCTGATACCACCATCATGCCGACCCAAAAACCACCCCTGCCTTTGTTAGCCAAAGCAAGCAATTCTTCCATGCCTTCTTCTAGCTTATCCACTTTGGCAGTCAACTGGTCGACCTTCTCCCAGAGTTGGCCGTATTTGACAGGGTCGATTTCAAAAGACATATTACTCATCCGCTGGTTCTGGGACATTGCCCTCTGCTACCCATTTTAAATATTCTTGGTAGTCTGTGTTGTCCTCATTAAAAGGAATACACATAATAATGTTGCCTTCAATTTTGTTTACGCAAACAATGCGACCATCATAAGACATTAATTTATACATTTTATAACTCCGCACTATAAGTTATTCTTGTTGAAGTATTGTTATTTGATTCCCATTCATAGCTTGTGCCAGCAGATAAACCGCCTGACACATTAACAATAAGTCTAGCTGGGCCATTAAAGTAATTGGTTGAACTTTCATCGGAACTCATAGCTATACTGGAAGCCGCAGTTCCGTTAATAGTTGTATTTCCTAAATTAACACTTGACACAGTTGGAAAAGTTCTCATGCCAACAGGAAAAAATGGTGCAGTCATAGCAACAGTTGATGACCTTCCAATAGCAATACCGCCACCAAAACGAGTATAGTTGCCACCACCTTGTTGAAAATAATAGCGTTGGCAAAGACTTAATTCTGTTCCAACTTGTCTGTATTCAAATGAAGTAGCTTGTGTGCCTACCTCTAGCTGAACTCCAGTAATGTAGAAGGTAGCTCCGTTTGTACCGACTACGGATGTTGCGCCTGTTGCTGATACATAGTTACCAGCAGACCATGAACCAGCAGTTCCACTATAAGTAGAGCCAGCACCTAAGCCAATGTCTAATTGAAACCCAGTTCCGTTAGTAGAACCAAAAGTTCCGCTAGTTGGTCCAGCAATCGTTACTGAAACAGCAGTCCATGTATTTGCTGCAGAAACTGTGTAAGTAAATGGATATGAATATGCACCATTAGCATCTCTAATAGAAGCACCAAAAGTACCTGTCAAAGAAGAATAAACTTGAAATGATAAGGTAACGGTCTTAGCATCAGCAGTACCCCAACCTAAATCAGCGATGTTATAACCTTCGATATGTTGTGATATAAAGAAATAATCACTAGAGCCTACTGAATATGACGAAGAAGATGAAATTCCAAGATAGTTTTTAAACCCTACTGGTGGAGTCACAGAGCCAGCGTTTTGTTGCCAAGTAACTTTGCTTGCTTGGGATGCCTGATATTGCCATCTATCAACAGGGTATCCACTTGATGCAGTTCCACTAGCACCAGCGTTTCTTTGGTCAATAACCATCGCACCGTTTATGATGCGATTCTTTAGCATAGAAGAATCACCAGCACCTAATTGCGTAGTGCCAATAGTTAATTGATTAGTAGTAATGCTAGAGTATGTGCCAGCAGTAGCATTTTTGGTAGCAATAGTCTGGACTACACCAGCAGAATCTTTGTAAAACAACTTACCGTCTGCGGTATTAATTGCCAATTCACCGGCTACTAAATTACCAGCAGTAGGTACATTAGTTGCCGTAGAAGAATAGTAAAGGCTGATAGGGGTAAAGTTTGTTTGCGCCATATTAGTAAGTTCCGCCAAAAATGCCTGTTAAGGCTGTTAGTGTACCAACATTATTAATGTTATTTGTTGCCATGTTTAAAGCCCCTGACATTGGTGTTTGACCATCGGAAGCAACAGATTGAGTAAGGGCATCAGCAATGTTAGACATGGTTGTATTAGCCCATGCAGAATCAATGGTTGTACCTGTAATTACTGGGTTTCCAGCAGGTAAATTGTAAACTCCGCTACCGTTTCTAGACATATTATTTTCCTTTTAATGCTTTAGCCATATCTTCTGGCTTGTAATTAATGGATTCTTCTATCTTTTTCTTTAAAGCAGATTCTTTACCTTTTTCTACCATGAACTTAGAAATAGTACCTATGCCTGGTATTCTACCTAATGGAGTCTGATTTACCTTGTCTAAAGCAGTAATTAATGCACTAGCGGTATTAGAGTAGTTAGCCGCACCCTTTAATGGCGCATTGACATTAATAGTAGTCTCTAAAAGGTCACGAATCTCTTGTGCGCCTTTCTTGCCAAACAAGTAATCTAGCTTACCGTCTTGGTCTAAAGTGGTTACTACAGCCTTAAATTTAGCAGGGGAAACTACAGGATTTCCAAAGGAATCAACATCAACAGACTTAGATACTTGGTCTTTCATATATTGAATAGTCTGACCTTGTAACTCTTTCCAGGCTTGTTGACCGTCTGGGCCTGCTTTCTTCAAGGTTCTACCAATAGCTGCAACATCGTCTAAAGAACCGTTTAAAACTGCATGGTCAAATACATCCTCAAAAGCTACTGCTCGGTCTGTAGTGCCTGGCTTTTCACGAAGTAACTTGTCTATATACCCAACATTTTCAAATTCTCTTGCATATGCTGTTCTTAATCTTCTAGCTTCTTTGAATAAATCACCACCAGCATCCCTTGTTGTTGCATCAATCATTTTCTTGATGTCACCACCAAATTTCATTTCAGTTGCATCTTTTTTAGATAAATCACCAACCATTTTGCGTACTTCTTCAAGGTTATTTAAGGTAATTTCACCTTTTGGTGCTAATTTATTTAATGCCATTTTTGCGCTATTAATAACAGTAGCACTTAAAGCCTGCGCTTCCATATTGTCTAATTGATTAACAATTCCGCTAACATTTACTAATTCTTGACCTTCTGGAGAATTTTGTGCAGTTTCGTAGGCTTGTTTATATTTTGTTTTGGCATCTTTAGCATAATTTACCAATGCCTTGTCTACCACTCGACCAGTTTCACGCAATCCAAAGGTTTCTTTACCTGTAGCATCTATAAACGCATCAAAGTTTTGCAAAATAGCATCATTTCGTTTGGCTTGGGCTTCGGTCAATGGTTTACCTAACTCTGGAAACTGTTTAGGAGTTTCAATTTCAAACTTTTGTTGACCTAAGTCACGCATAGCCTGACCTTTGCTTAAATCTACAGGCACTCGTAACTGTTGAGCCATTTGGACTCTATTTACTGCTTCTGGCACTTCAGCAGCACCTACCCCTGACATGGTAGGTTGAGGTTGTCTGCGTAATGCTTGTGCCATGCTAGGCATGGTTTCTTGTACTGTTTGTGCGGCTTGTCTTACCTGCGTAGGTGTACCGCCTGCCGCTCTTGCATAGCTTGGAAGCATACCAACACCAGGCATAACAGGGGGTAATTTAGATGCCTCAAACGCACTACCAATACCTTGGAGTATGTCTTGGCTTACAGGACTTGTAGGTTGGTATTGAAACCGTTGTGCAAACTCAGGACTATCAAGGCGCTTGCTAGTACCTTGTTGGATGTTTTCTATAGCACCTGCACCCATTCCTAAGAATGGAGCTGCAGCACCTGTAACCATTGCTGCCGGAACTTCATAAACTGCTTTTAGTTTGTCCATCATAGTGCGTGGTGGTTCTTGCACTACAGGTGGATTAGGTACTGAACCGGCTACCGTAGGTACATCACTCGTAATAATATTACCCCGTGTATCAGGGGTTTTAAATGAGTTGTAACGAGCCAATAGGTCGGCTTGCGTTATGTTGTCAGGTACATTCTTAACAACAGTACCATCTGGCATCCGTACATCCATATTATCTTCTTCCTGTAGGTAACTGGTTAAAGTCCACTACACCACTTTGGGATTGGCCTGTAATTTGATTAATTTGTCGTACACCACTTGGCCCAGCCTGTGCTTTAAGGGCATCAATAGCCAATTCACGGGCTTTTTGTTTTTGTTGAATAACTTTATCAGAATCGCCTAATTGTGCAAAATATTTGCGTTCTTCGTTTTTGTATTCATCAACACCAATAGCCGCACCAGATTCTTTCCGCAATACAGCAGAAATAAAGTTTCTACGAGCTTGTTGATTTTGTTGTTGTTCAGGACTTAAACCACCAGCAAATTCAGGTAATACATTAAATAACGACTTAGTAGCTTCAGAATAACTTTCACCCACAAAAGGAGTCATGCCAACAATGCCACTTACTACTGTGCTTGTTTTACCCGGAACTTTAACGCCTTTAGTTTCTAAATCTGTTGCAATACGGTTAGCTTCAACGGCTCTTGCGCCAAAAGCTACTGAATTACCTTGTGCTTCAGTTAACGGTTTGCCGCCACTAATTAATGGTTGACCACCTTGACCCATTATTGGTCTAGCTTGACCTGTACGAGTGTCTACCAAGAAAGTGCCATCTTCACGCTCAACTATTTGTCCAGCCGTAGGCATCTGCGTTTTAGGAATGGTTTGCAATACTTTGGTTGGGTCACGGGGGTCACGGAACTCGATTGTTGTGCCTGTGTCCACTTGAATAGGTGCTTTAAACTTCTCACCACCTTCAGCAACCACTTCATTTTTACCAGTTGCAGGGTTAAAACGAATAACCTTTTCACCTTCAGCCACTTTTTGTGGTTTGAGCATTTCTGCAGCTTGTGCTTTAAGCCAAGACGGTGCGTAAGGGTCTGAAGCAATACTAAAGGCTTTACGGTAATCTGCTTGATTAACTGTTGTTAATGGTGCGCCTGTAGGTGTTGGGCCTGCCAATTCAGTCTGTTGTGGGCTGATTGCATTAAAGTAATTCTCACCCATTTGTTGTTGTTGAGTACGCAATGCTTGGGCTAACTCTAATGCTTTTTTATCGCCTTTTTCAGCCATGCGTGTACCAGCGTACATCTGCGCTAGTGGCAGTATGTTTTGGAAAAAACTAGGTGCAACATAACGACCGCTAACCATCTGACCTTGTGGCATCTGTTGACCTTGTTGCATCAAAGCCTGTGCCATCTGTTGTTGACGGTTTAACTGTTGCTGTTGTTCAAACAGTTCTGGGGGTAATGTTCCAATAGCCATATTAATATCCTGCCTGTTGGTAAGCTGGGTCTAAATAATTAGGCATAGGCTGACTGTAATCTGTTACAGGCGCAGGTTTTGTTGGGTCTTTTTTACGCAACATAGCAGCCATCATCATCGGGTTCATACCACCTTGTTGACTTGATTGACCTGCCTGTTGTGCCATCTGTTGACCTTGCTGTATTGCCATGTTTTGATTCTGTTGTTGCTGTGCAATATTTTGAAATACAGGACTTAGACCTTGGTCTTGTTGAGCAAAGTAAGGATTTACGGTAGTGAAATAGCTGTTATCCATTTAAGACTCCATAATTAACCATTTTGTAGCCATTTGCATTGGTTATAACCGCCTCAGGCTGCACCATTTCAACATCTTGAGCCATAACACCAACAAACTGTCCATGACCTGCAATGTCCTTAAATTCAGGCTTGTATTCGTATGTATACACGGGTAAACCATTAGACATCCAATTAACCTGCTTAATGTTTTCTTTCATGCGAATGTCGGAGAAAGCCATGATTCCAGCACCGCCAAGACCCATCAATCCTTGATTAAAGTTCTGCTGTGCTGCTTGTTTTTGGTTAAAGTCACCCATTTGAGCGTTGTAACCCATCTGTGCTGCACCAAGAATGTCAGCACCACTTGTAGTAGCTTGCTGGGCAGAATTAACGAATGATGGGTTTTGAACCTGTGAACCACTACGCAATGCACTTAAAGTGTTAAGTGGCATATTGTATTTGGTTAATTCTTGGTTAAATGCTTGCTGATTTGCTTGTGAACCAACACCAAAACCTTGTGTAGTAGCACCCAATAATAGGTCGTTTTCACGCTGTGCTTGTTGACGCATTGCATTGTCATAGGCTTGCGTACCAGGCGCAATACCTTGATTGGCTAATCTTGCCTGCATTGCTTCACGACTTTGCTCTAATTGGGGAGCAAGTCGCTGCATATACGCTTCTTGGTAGGACTGGCCTGGATTAAATCCTGTAGATGGTAGGTTAGGGTTAAATTCTTGACCCATTGTGCTTTGGACACGACCTAATGCAGCGTTAATCGTGCCGCCAAGACCTAAACTTGCAGCGTTCTGGTTGTTTAACAGTTGTTGACCAACATCAGACAGACTTGTAGTAGCAGTCCAAGTAGGATTGCCGTATGGGTCTTGACCAGAAATTGTGTAATCAAGATTTCCATAAGGGGTAACTTGATTAACACGGTTTGCGGCTGTAGCGGCTCTAGCAGCCTCTAAGTTACCGGCTGCGGTTTCCTGTGCTGCTGCTCTGTAATCTGGCGCTGCTGGCGCACTTGGCGCTGGGCCTAACCCTAAAAATCCACCACCACCCATGTCATTCTCCTCTTGCTGTTCTTAAAGGGCATTTGATGTCGAGAAATCGACAATCTTCACGCCTCATAGCCATAATCACTAAATCACCATCCATGTGAGCATCAGGGATTTCGGCTACCACTTTAAAACCAAGGTGTCGGTTCAATCTTAGGGCATCTTCATTACTGCCACAAATTTGTCCTAGTATAACGCTAACACCAAGTTTATTAAAGGGATAATCGAAAGCCGCCCACAATAAATCTCGACTCATCCAATTTACTTCACTTACTGCCGCAACGTGCATTTGGCACGCTTTTGGCATAAAACTGCAATACCCTACAACCGCTACCAAATTACCATCAATTTCCTGCCCTATACAGACTGTTTCTATCGGTAAAGGGTGGTTCATTATCCGAACCAGCCAATCCCCCATATATTGCTGATTTTCTGTAGTAACAGTTCTCAAATTACGCCACCACGCTCCATTATGTAATCCGTTGATACCCAATGCAATTCAATGTTTCTAGCTGCCACATTCAAGTTAATAGAACCTGTAAATCCTATTCCTGTGACTCCCTGCCAAATCTTGGTCGTTGTAAGACCACCAGCCCAAGTAGCGTTGTCCCATTTTGAGGAATCCCAAATAGCTTCGTTACTAGCTTCTGGATTAAAAGAAACCTGTCCAAGATTTATTTCAGTATCAAAGTCAGTACTTAAACCGCAAAACACATTAGGTACACCGCCTGAAGATTGCAGGGTAGGGCGAACCATTGTGAAGCGTTTTAATTGACCAGGCGAGTCAAAATAGGAATAAGCCTGTTGCGCTGCAGCAGTAATGTTATTGCCGTCATCAGAGTCTATATGGTAAAAATCCCCAATAATGCCGTTTCCACCAAAGTGGATGTCTGCATCACCTGATACTTCCCAACAATGGGCTTCAATACCAGTAAAACGACCCCATGACTTAGTAATACTGTGCATTACATACTGTTCTGTGCCATTAGTAATAGGAATATTAAGAATCAACATATTTTCAGATGCAAAGAAGTTAATCTGCCACCCAAAATTAGCAAAATAAGTAGTTGCAGCTTGACTTACAGCATAGTAAATCTTGTCTGTTAGGTTAATTCTAGGGTCTAAACGACTGGATTGCAGGGCAGATGCAAGAGGGACTAACCCGTCTTGAGTCAATAACAAAAGGTCTCCAGCCCATTTAAAAAAGCACCTACGAGTAAAGGTTTGACCTAATTGCCATACTCCTTTTAGTTGCCAGGTGTCTGCATTGTCTGGGTCAGTACCGTTATAAACAATAGCTTCACCCATAGAAGTGACAAATACTGCGTAATCGTCTGCGCCTTGACCTGCATCAAGTGTCCAAGTACCCATTGCTTGCAAGTAACCTGAATTACGGGCAATTCCACCAAAATAAAGGGGTGATGCTGGGCCACCAATAGCGTCAGGGTCTAAATACCAGCAGGCTAAAGTGTCTTTTTGCGTAAAATAAAGTCTATTTTTAAACAAATTGACATTAACGAATGTATTTGAATTAACCCCTGTAATGCCAATAACTGTATATGAACCAGTTATGGATGTTGCGGTAGAAGTTCCTGTAGAAGTGTAGGTAAATGTGTTTGCGCCTGTTACGGTAATGACAAAAGTACCGTTGAAAGTAGCTTCGGAAGCACCACTAATAGTTACTCTGTTGCCTGTTACTAATCCGTGTGCAGTTGCAGTAGTAAATGTTGCCGTTGCAGAAGGACTTGTACGAGTAATTGCGCTGATTGCGGCAGCAGTAGTCGTTGTAGCTACAAAAAACCAGCGTGTACCGTCATAAATCATGACAGGGTCTACACCGTTGCAGGCTACTAAGAATTTACCTGCAGCGTTGGTTATGTTGACCGATTGCAATTTATCGCTAGTTATACCCGTAAATACAGGTAATGCAGGGTTTTGTTTAGATTCATAAATGGTATCGCCAGCCGCAGCAAACAGCTTATAAGACACCGTTTCTGTGTAGTTCATCAAGGTGTTTACAGGTGTAAATGCTTGATTCTTATATGTTCCTACTACTGAAGCGTTACCAGCAGGTGTGGTAAGCATCTGGTAAGTAAAGGTTGTAGTACTTGTTACGGTAATCTTGAATACACCGCTATATGCAGCAGGGGTTGTGCCGGTAATAGATACATAAACACCTGTAGATAACCCATGAGCAGTCGCAGTAGTCAATGTAGCGACAGTTCCTACAAAAGTAATACTAGAAATAGTCTGAACACCTGTTGAGGTGGTTAGTATTGAGCCTGCAATATACCCTCTACGCATGGTGACATCAGTAGGGGTAGGAAACCAATTCACTAACTGTACGGCATCCGTTGGGGCCATAGCTGCCAATGAGTCTCTAGCGTTCCAACCCCCAATAGGGGAAGGAATAGATGCGGTTTGAGCAGTATTTTGTTTTGCTTGACCGAATATCATGTGCCATACCCAGTATCAGGAATGTTAGCGTAACCAATAAGTACTTTAGCCGGATATGGTGCAAAGGACAGGTTAGCAGCACCCTTGTCAATGGCTTTAGCAACGGACAAATAACGCTGATACTCTTGAATTAACGCAGTTGTATCAAAACCTTTAATTGCCCAATATTTGACCTTAGTACCCAAAACAATAATGCGGTCATCCAAGATTGAAGTATCTGAGTCTTGTGTAAAGCTATTCTTAATAACTCCGTCAGCACCTTTAGCAAACCCTTTTGAACGGTATTCCCATCCCAAATACTCTTGCGTATTCATAGGTGGCCAGATTTGGAACTGGTTGTCTAAGATTCTCCAACGGATTCTAGGGCCTGTAGAGATGTAACCAGACTTCAGCCATTGCCATTGTTGTGCATCTTCAGGGCCTAAGGCTTCCCATCTTTTGGTCTTATCCCACGCAGTTCTATTGGTAATATTTTGGAAATCAGCAGGTAAATCATAAGCTGTTTGGGCTAATACAATCGCGCCTGTACCTGTACCTGAAGCCTGTTGGCTTATGGTGACTGTCTGACCAGCTACGCTTACTACATTGGTATCTTGGTTAATGTTATTGCCTGTAACCTGCCATTGCTTATCTACTGCGGTTATATCTACACCTGACTCCACAACCATTGTTGTAGAACCATTTACGGTTGTTGCATTGCAGTTAATAGCCTGGGTATAGAAACGATATTGGACTTGTAGGGCTTGCCAGTCGTATTCTTTGATAAGGTCATAGCCTGTACCATTCATCAGCGCCAATACTTGTTGGACATCCTGAGATGGGTTACCGGCAACATAGGTTGGAACTGCAAGGTTAAGTTCAGCCGTGACTTGCTGAACCATTTGCAACATAGTAGATGACATATATATCCTTTTACTTGGTTTCCCCAAGTAGTTGGGTATTTGTACAGATTATAAACAAAAAAAGGGGAAATATCCCCCTTTTCTTTATTCTACTGCTTCTGTTTGTTTCGGTTTACGACCTTTGGGTTTTTTCTCTGCCATCATTGCCATCAGAGCATCAATTTGCTCTTGTTGTTTGGCTAGTTTGGCATCGGCTTCCATCTTAATTGCAGCGTTTTCTTGGCGCAATTTGGACAGTTCTTCTTCCCGTTGGTTGGTCTCGCCTACTTGGTCTGCCAGGTTCAAAAATGCCTTGGCTTTGTCCCTAAACGAGTAAGGATTCATACCTGCAATCATCCCAATACGCTGAATTTGCAGGTCTGAAGCATTGGCTACGGATTCTACCGTATTGAACTTTATTCCTTTTAATTCATCGGCTTGCGAGCGACTAATGATAGTCCATTCCTCAATCGGAGTGCCAACAATCTGTTCATGACCGGCAGTTTGGTTCTGGTAATGCGCCCATTGACGGGGGAAACGAGCCTTGTGTTCATCGTGTGCGTAGGTGTCAATTTCCGTTAAGGAATCGCCTGGTACGCAAATTCGTACGAAATCAAACTCTTTGAAGATTGGTCTGCCTGCAGCCATAGACTCATCATCTTGTTTCATCGAGCGTTTGTAGAAAGTTACTGCTAGGCGGCTATCTGCGCCCATATCATCGGATGGTAATGCCATCTTTAATTCTCCTAAGTGGTTAGGGTTATAAAAAGAAAAAGGGACACCCCTTTTGAGGGTATCCCTATGGTACTACAAGTTACTGATTAAACAGATGCTTTACCAAACCAACCATAGTCACCTGAAACCATTGAAACTGCTGGGGAGATATAAGCTCCACCAGTAGCGGCAACAGTAAAGGCTGTTGTGTTGATGTTGCAAACAGTCGTGCTTGGAGCGATAGTAGCGGCAGCTACAGCCCAAACATAACGCAAACCATCAGAAGCAAAGGTTTGTGTACCAAGTGGGCCAAAGTCTACTGGCTCACCGTAAGCTGCGATGTCTGCCGCAGATTGGGTTACATCTAGGTTAATACCAGCAATGGGAAGTGTTGAATATGACATGATAATTTCCTTAAATTAATTGAGTGGACAAGATTAAATAGGGGTTTCCCCCTATCTATTAGGTTGTCAACAAGCCCTGTAAGAAGCGGTTAGAAGTACAGAGATTGCCGGCCCAGCCATACAATTTCACGATGGCATCTTGGTTAATAGACTGACGCTCACCACCGATAGGTACAAAGTTACGCTCTTTGTGTGGGCGGAAGAAAATGTAGTTGGTGTTCAACATATACATATAAGTAGCTGTCTGTTGGTCACCATAACCACCACCAAGTACCACATCAGCAGATGTACCACCACCGTAGAACTTCAAGGAAGCAAAACCAGAAGCGCCTGATTCCTCAGAAGCGATACGCTGGATAGCTTGCAAGCTGTTTACATAGAGTTGATACATTGTGTTACCAGCAACAATCAAGTCAGCCTTGTCAGTACCACGAATCTGCTTGATAGCAGCTTCAGTCATCTTGGCAAGAATGTTGGTTGTTGATGGAGTTGTGGTTACACCAGTAGTAATCTGGTTGCGCCAAAATTCCCAGTTAGCGGCATTAATACCACCGTAAGTACCGAGAGTAGGAGTTGCTGAAACAGCAGCGCCTAGACCGTCAAGGTTCTTACCACCATTACCAGTACCGTTACCATAAAGGTCACCCGAAATGCGGTTAAGCAAACGAGCTTCAGAAACTTGCATACGACCATCTAAAAGGTCGATGATTGCTTCTTTGCTGCTGTTTTGCAACATTTCCAGACCGCTCATTGTTACGCTGTCTGCGTACTGAGCAATCTTAAATTGGGCTGCGCTGATAGGCGAATCGGGGGAAATATTGAGCACTTCATAGCCCGAATAGCTGTTAGCATTATTTGAAAGGGGGTCATTGTACATAATTTCCTCGAGGATGACATTACCACCTGAGAATGGTCGTACATTACCCTTCTGATTCAAACGAGTCAGAATTGCGTTGTTTTGTGTTAAGTTGTCTGCGAGTTCACCGCTACGACTTTGAATAGTGGTAGCGATAATATCGGTAATTGCTGAGTTAGCGAATGCCATGATATTTCCTTAGTTAAAAAATTGCCAAAATTGGCTAGTTAAACCCTACGGCTCATTGCCTCACCTAATTGGTCAGCCAATAAAGACCGTCTATCCTTTTTATCGCCAGGTTCTGCCACTTTTCCGCTAGGAGTAACGGATTTCGGACTTACTGCTGCCGCCTTAGCTTTCTGTACTTGCTGCGCTTTGATTGCTTGTTGTTTGGCATCTTTCAAGAGTCGGTCTTGTTCCAATGCCCATACATCATCATTCATACGCACAGCTTTCTTGTAAGCCGTTTCTAGGTCTGGGGCTTTGCCTAGCTCAAGTAGTTGAGCCATTTCTTCCCTTACCACATCAAAATGCGGAAACCTCTCCACATCACTACGAACACGCTCAATCTCATTGCTGAGTCTTACTTGTTCTTCCTGTTGGAATCTACCTTTAATAGTAGATACCTCTTGGTTTACTTGGTTCAACTGGTTCATAAGTTGTTGTGTATACGCATCAACTTGTGGAACAGAATTACCGTCTTGGTTTAATTGTATACCATAATCATTTGCAAGTCGGTGAAATAATTGAACTTTTTGGTCATAGGGTGCTTTTGACAGAATCATGTGCGCCCGGCCAAGGTTATTTATCCATGCCGCAGGGCTAATTCCTTGCTGTTGAAACTCTGCTTGGAATGGTGCAATAGCGTTTTCTAGCTCTTTAGCTCTATCTGCTTCTGCTTTGTAAGTAGACAAACCACGCTTAAATTCGGTTTCCCGTTGCATCCCTGTGTATTCGGCTAGTTTCTTACCTTCTTCTTTGGTCAGTTGTTCACCGTTATTTAACTTATCCCAGATAGGTAAATACTCTTTTTTCCATGTCGTAGGTCGTTTGAGGACAGGTTCTTCAAGGGTTTCTTCCGTTTCTTCCTCTGTTTCTTCGTCTTGGGCAGCTTCAATAGGTTCTTCCGTAGTTTCTGATTTAACTTCTTCCGCAATATCGTCTACAGGCTCTAGTTCTGCAGGGGCTTCCTCTACAGGGTCTAAAGTGCCTTCTTCTGCATCTTCAAAGGCTTGTGCAATAAGGTCTCTACGGTCTAACTGTTCTTCTGACATGGTATCTCCAAGGTATCGGATTATCGGTAATTGAGTTTTGCATAGGTCAATTCGGCTATTTGGCGCTTCCTAGCTTCCATAGACTGTCTGCTAATCTCAGGGGGTTTGTGCTGCGTTGGAACATCGTTGCCTAACTCAACCATTCGGTGTTGTTTTAGGTGTGCTTTGTGCTTAGACCGGCTTTCAATGACAGAACCGTCTACTTGCGAGATATAGGGTTGAATATCAGACATAACCATAGGGGCTTCCCTGCTAGTCATTTCTTGTTTTTCTTTCCAGGCTTGTTCTGCTTCTGGACTTCCAAGGGTATACCCCCAAAACTCCAAGTAATACTCTTTGTCTGTCTTGGCTACTACATGGTTTCCTTCGGTATATCCGCATTTAGGGCAAATCATAGGTTCTCCAATAATGAGGGTAACAAGTGATATTCTTCTTTTCTAAGGGTTACTACTGAGTCGTACCATGTTGCGTTTTTCCAACGCCAACAGATGTAATCATGGTCTGGAAGTAACAAAAAGCACTTTACACCCAATGCACCGGCTAAATGTGCAGTTGCAGTATCAGGTGCGACTACTGCCTTCATCGCCTTCATATGACACGCAGTCTTGTAGAAGTTGCGTTTCCAACCATCGTTAGGTAATGGGTCAAACACATCGTCTAGTTCTACATGGAGTGAGTAAACATCGTCTCCGACCAGTTCTCGCATAGTTTCTAAGGGAATCGACTTGGTGTAATGCAATGGCCCATTGGATGCAGACCAATTTACCCCTACTTTTCGCTCAATATTGGATGGTCTAGCCTCAAAATAACCCTCAGAGCCAACAATCTTCTGGGTTGTTATAGGAAACGATTGTTTTACAAAAGGGGGTGCATAAGTGGCGAAATGGGGTAGGGACATAGACCCAATCCAGTAATCTGCCTCCATTTGTGGGCCTTCTGTCTTGTTGCAAGAGATGTAATCTATGCAATCCATCGTTCCAAGTAGCTGCATCATGGATTCATGGCACATAACGGAGAGTGTTTTAGCTCCCCAGGCCTTTAGCATAGGTAAAAACCGAGCAAACTGGATAATATCGCCATATCCCTGTTCCATTTGGACAACGATATGCTTACCAAATAGTCTTTCACCATCCCATTTAGGTGCTTTTACCCATTTTTGCCAGTTTTCACCCGTAGCCTGCATCACAAGAGGATGCCAACGGAACTCAAATA